CGTGGATTCATAGAAAAGCTATATGTGTATATATTTCTAGGCGTTCCATGGAATTTGTGATTTAATGTGGTGAGATACCTGTAATAGTGTGAATCTGGATTGTTTATGTTTGGTAAATCTTCACCGTTTATCGATAGTTTTGCGTTTATTGCTATGTCATTTGATACTGAATCGTTTGCTTTCGTGTATGATGGGAGTGGTGTAAGATTGAAACGATTGTGATAATAGTGTGTGTTTTGGGTAAGTTGTGCGCTATTAGTTAATACCGAGGCGTTACTCGCAATTGTTTCATCTTCAAATAATTTGTTTCTGAAGAAGAAGTGGAGTGTTTTCACCCGACCCTGTGGAGCAAGTTCAATTTTGAATTTGTCCTTACCGGGTTCCGTATCGGCTTTGGGATGTGTATGAAATATATCGGTTATCATTTCATACTTAGAAGACATGTAAAACAGTCTTTCTTCTTGAGTGACTACTATTTCTTCTGTCACTATATCAAAACTGGGTAAAGTTAAATCAGTTGGCTCATCCGTAAAAAATGTTTGTGGTCTGAATTCTATATCGAACTCAAGCTTTTGTTTGTTCATAGCACACAAAGGAAAGTATGGGCGATTGTGAACGTTTGTCTCGTAATCCGAAGACTCATACCTTCTTGAAAAAAAGAATGGTATAGGTACATAAACAAATGTTTCATTGAGTCTTAATAGTTTGAGTTGATTTGATACTATCGTTTCTCGGTTTAAAAATCTATTATCTGTGTAATCTCTACTAATGTGCTCCGCGTGATCTAAATATAATTCATCATAAATGAATCCTATGTCATCTTTGTATATTTCAATGATGGTTTCGTCTACGCGCATTGTGATACTTTTGAACAAGTGTTTACCCACTTTGTCGGCATAATTATAATCTGTATTCGATAGACCTGGTAACTTTATTCGTATGTACATGTTGCACAAAAGATCACCCATGTTCATCGGATTAAATGACACTTTCACAGTTTCGCCAAATGGCCATTTTGGTGAAGCATTAGATGGCTTGTTTATATTAAAACTCCTATGAAACTTTCTAAATTCAGAGTGTCGCTTTGGATCATATTTAAAGAGTGATTCTTTGTCTAGAAGATATGTGTCCTGACCACCTATAGCAGTCAAACAAAGTGCAGCACCGGTATCTGGACCCGATCTATCGCACATACTACTTATTGCTTATATATTTTTAAATCAGATTTCCACATGTCCAAGTGTGTGGTCGCATCCAATATCTTCAATTCCTCGGTCGCTTTCCGTGTATCTTCCATGAGGGATTGCACAGCTTCTTTCGTGTATTGGTATGTCTTAATGTTGAGCAAATAGTCATATGACCCATCGATTTTATCATACGATTTTGAAATCTCACTTTCGAGGTCACTCTTCTTTCTCTTGAAGACAATGATACGTTCGTTAATCACCGCATCCACGAAACGAGACATATTCTCAAGCTTCTTGGCCTTCTCTTTGAGAACAGCGATGAGATGTTCCTTTCGTTTCTTGTATGTGTGCATTCTCACTTCGATGAAATCAACCAAAATGTCTTCTGGGCTTTCATATTTCTTGATACCCTTGGTTGGGTGAAACAAATGCATGTTACTCACGTGAAACGATTTTTGGAGCTTGAAATCTTTGATGAGATTCTTCCCTCTGTATCCCGTGATTGTGAAATCCACATTTTCAGTCGTGCTGTTATTCACGAATCCAGAGATGACCTTCTTCTCTGCGAGACCATCCAAATATTCCTTGTAGTCCTGTGTCCAACGCCCCGGTGGAAGTTCTGTAATCTTGAGATTCGTTCCCGTGCTGTTGCCTGACCATACACCCTCTGTAATCCAAAGTCCATCCTCATTCTTGAAAACACGACCCTTGAACTTGTCAAACCACGGTTTCATCTCCTTGAGAGACTGCCCAGAAATAGCTCGTTCTATGTTCTCACAGATGTCCTTCGGATTAAATGGCGGAACATAGCAACTGAAGCCAGTACCGATGCCTTCTGTTCCATTAATGAGAACGGTCGGTAAGATAGGTACATAATACTCAGGTTCAATAGGACGCCCATCGTCGTCAAGGTATTTGAGTACCGCATCATCCCGTGAATCGAATAGTTTTCTCGAATCTTTCGTGAGCTTCGTAAAGATGTACCTCGTTTGACTCGCATCCTTACCACCCATGAGTCTCGTACCGAACTGGCCACACGGTTCGAGGAGATTGATATTGTTTGAACCTGTAAAATTGTGTGCTAATTTTACGATCGTATCTGCGAGAGACACCTCCCCGTGATGGTATGCCGATGTTTCTGCGACATATGCAGCCAACTGCGCAACCTTCATTTCATTCGTCAAATTCTTCTTGAAGCACGAGTACATGACCTTTCTTTGAGAAGGCTTGAGACCATCACATACGTGTGCGATGGATCGCTTCAAATCCGCAAGACTGAAATTTACCAGATCCTTGTGAATGAATTCTGTGATATTGATTCTTTCAACGTTTCCATATGGGATTTCAAGCTCTGAACTCTCCTTTTCGGTGCTTTCTAAGAGCCACGTCTTACGAGAATCAGCCTTTGTTTTATCAAATGCGAGTACCACGGAATCATCCGTCTTTTCATCCGTGTCAAACTTGACCGTGAGCTTTTCAATATTCTTGAAATACTCTCTCGCTTCGGCAGATGTAGAGGTACCGAGACCCTTGTAATACTTAATCTTCCATCCAGACTTTCCATTTCCATACCATAGTCTAAACATAGAATCGGTGTAAAACGACATTGTTTGAGACCCTTTGGTCGCTTTGATGATAGGTGTGACCATGCTCACCACAAAATTTAGGTCAAGTAAACTCGGCCAGAAGTAATGAATCATGTTGAGCACGAGACCTTTGATGTGACTCCCATCGGTATCGGCATCAGTCATAATCATGAGACGACCATATCGCAATTCATTCAGTGAAGTATACACTTTACCCTGCTGCAACCCAAGAATCTTCTTGAGATCACTGAACTCCTTGTTCTCTGTGAGTTGTTTGACGGACGCGTCTCTCACATTCTTACACTTTCCTCGAAGTGGGAATACGCCGTAATAATCTCTTCCAACCACCGAAAGACCCGCGACTGCGAGAGACTTGGCGGAATCACCCTCTGTGATGATGAGCGTACACTTTTCAGATTGTTGCGTACCCGCCTTGTTCGCATCATCCAACTTTGGGATACCAGTGATTTTAGACTTTCTCGCACCATCAGTCTTTTGAAGCTCTTTCATCTCTTTGAATTTGGAGAGTGCCATCAATTCTGATTGAACACTCGTCTTGAGAATATCCTTGATGAGCTTTTTCGTGGGCTCAAATTTGCTCCCAAATTCCTGTGGTTTAAGCGTGCATTCAGATTTGACCTGACTACTGAATGTTGGGTTCACGAGTGTTGCTCGTACGAATACCATGAATGAGTTCTTCACCTGTTGTGGCTTGAGCTTGATCTTCTTTGCCATCTCATCGATGATATTGGACGCGAGGATACCCGCCACGTGATCCACGTGACTTCCACCTTTCGTTGTACAGATACCATTTACGAAAGACACTTGTTCAAACCCATCTTCGGATGGTACGACGCACACAGACCATCTATCCGACATACATAAGCAAACCTCGTCAGATTTCGTGTGCATTCTGGCATAGTCACTGAACGCAGTTTTTGGAAGCGCTTCACCTTGGAACTTGATTTTACACCCATGTGTGGTACAGATGTTCGCATCATAGACCCGCTTTTCAAAGATTTTGAAAATGTGATCGTCCATCACAGACATACCAAATCTCGACCAATCAGGTGTGAATGTGATACAGACACTCGAGGTCGCCCCCGCGTAACTACGCATCTTCGGCTTTCCACACGTCTTCATGTTATTCGACCATTCTTGTGTATACGTCGTCTTGTTTTCGGAATCCTTGATTTTGATGGAGAATTTGCTTGAATACACATTCGTCAGCTTTGCGCCGTACCCATTTCTACCACCCACAACACGTTGTTGCGAATCATCGTAGTTGGTACTCGTGAGAAGATGCCCAAACGTGAGTTCTGGATTCCAAATCTTCTCCTTTTCGTGTTCCTTCACTTCGATGCCCCCGAGAGGTCCATTGTTCTCAATACTGATTTCACCCTTCTCTCGGTCGATTTTTACAGAGATTGACGTTACCTGTTTCGGATAGAGCGAATTACGGTCGATCGCATTAACAAGAATTTCGTCAAAAATCTTGAGAAGTGCTGGCGCATAGATGACAGTCTTCTTTTCAAATCCTTCACCTTCTTTGACCCAATATTGCTCGCCAACACGAGACACAGGGCCAACATACGAGTCAGGTCTCTTCAAGATATGTTCCACGTGCGTGAGTTTCTGAATACTTTCGCTCATTGTCCTTACTTTTTAATAAACGAGGCTTCCACTTAAGCTGTTTTTAAAAACAAAGGTAGGGGTCTTTATTTTTGACCTAAGTTCACAAGATCTGATCAATTTGTAATCAAAAATGAACACTTTCGCAGAAACTATCCAAAACGCATT